GCACCTAATGTGCAACAAGAAGAAGGGCAGATCTCCGAAGACTTGCAGAGCTAGACAGATTGGGCATTGCGGCGGTCTGGTGTTTTGACTGGTTACATATCGAGCCCGGCTCGGGAACCGCATAGAACCGAGCCACCCCCTTAAACGCTGAAACCCGTAGGAGAGAGCGAGTCTCCTACGGGCTTCGGTCGTTTATGAGCTATAGCTACCCGCTTTTAACTCATTCGGTTGGGATGTCAAGCGATTTTTGTTCACCAACTATTTGCTTGGTGGGATCGAGGTTGATGGAATCATCCGCCTTTCCGTCAGCGAGGATGTCCATATTTTTCAGTTTCGCATCCAGTTTGGTGCAGATGTCTTCCTCCAACATAACGCCAGCCGCGTATACGATATACTGGGTGCTTCGGGTCTTGCCCCCTGCGCGGTGAACTCGGCCTAGAACTTGTTTGAGATCAAACGAGGAGTAGGTAGGCATATGCAAGGCCACCCGTGGGAATGTTCCTTTTGTATCGTGCAGGTTCAGCCCCTCACGGCACGCCTGAATCATTCCGATGATCACTCTGGACTTATCATTCTGGAACGAGTCGATAGCACCACGGCGATCCATATCAGACTGCCCGCCGTAGATCGAACACTTGGTCTTCAACTCCTCCTCTAGGAACTCGCGGGTTTCGGTGAAGTTCACTGAAACGAATACTGAGTTGCCATCATCCAACAGATCACGGACGAGGGAGGCGACCGCTGGAGCCTTCAGCAACTCCACGCGCATTCTAGCCTTGGTCTGCTCTGCAAGGATGTTAGCGGCAGCATGCTCGCCTTGGCGCAGTTCCTCCACGCGAATCTGAAGGTCATCATACTCGCTGGCAATCTCCCTAGCGGAATCCATATCAAACGCTCTAGGCTTGATCAGCGTCTCGGGGAAAGCATCACCAAGGTCGCTATGCCGAAGCCTGTTGCCACGCTCAGGATAGATTTTCTTATGTATGCGCTTCAGAATAGCCTGCCCACCCTTGAAGTTCATTCCGAACTTGGTGCGAGTGCAGCCATGCTCAGATAAGAACCTGTAATAGTCACGCCCGCCCTTGTGCAGCCCGAGGAACTCCCCGAGTGCAGAAAGGCGGGTCGGATCGTCGGCTATCGTCGCCGATAACGCGATGGACTGGATATTCTGGTGGACGGCATCCCGCACAAGGAAAGAGTTTTGTGAGCCGAAGGACCGAGCGCGGTGGCACTCATCGAACACCAGAATGCAATCGTCAGGAATAGTCCAAGTGAACGCCTTTTTCTCGGCATCTTTCCATTGTCCAAGCTGGCTTTTGTTGGTCTTGCACCACTCCCAGCCAACCACTTCCAGAACATCGACACCCATGAGCTTGGCGGCGCGATACCAATCGGTGGTGATAGCCTTTGGGCAGACCACCGCCACTCGTTTCTTTAACTCCCTTGCAATGCCAAGGGCGCAGAATGTTTTGCCGACACCTGTAGAATGACCTAAAAGCACCCGATTGTATTTCGCCATGGATACAAGCCCCATCTGCACACTGACTTGCTGAAACGGGAATAAAGTGTCCGGGACAGATAACTCAGGAAGTATGATCTCTGGCTCCGGTTCGGGCGCTGGCTTTGCAAAAGCGGAGTGTTCGGTAGCTAGGGGAGCAAAAGACAAGTCTTCCCTGCTCCACCAAGTCAACTCCCACATGTCGCGGAAGCGGGCGATGCTCACATTACTACGTTTAAGCAATGCTTTGAACCGCTCTCGGTCAGTTTCCCACACCGCCCAGAATTGTTTGGTAATGGGTGCTTTCTTGATCCGGCGCGGGCCGTATCGCGTGTTGGCCTTGAGCGGAGGAGACCATTCTATGCTATCGAGTAGGTCATCGAGTGTTTTCATGTGCTGTATTTTAGTGGGTTAGCGTCTAGGGGTAAACAAAAAGTTGTTGTCAGATTCGGTGCGGAGGGTTAGGATTGTGAGATGGAAAACATCAGCGCGAAATGGGATTGGGATTTGGTGCAGAGGCTATTGAACGAGGGGAAGACCGTGCGGGAGATTCATGAGCATGAAGAGTTCGGCGGGCGCGGAATGAACTTCCGCTATCTGAAAAACCAAGTGAGTGCCCGCAAAATGCTGGCTCGCCGTCCCGAGAAAGCGGTTGCCGTGGCGGATGCAAAAACCTTTCACATTACGGATGTCGTTCCGGAGCGGAAAAAGAAGGACACGGGCGAGCATCACATGTTCGTGTTCGATCAGCTTGAACGGATGCGGAGGGCGATTGCGCAGCATAAGGTGAAGGGGTCAGTTAAAGAGTTAAGGGAAATGGTAGATCTTTTGAATAAGTATCTGGATGCTGCCACCAAAGCCTATGGGTTAGAGAAAGAAGGGGCGTCGAGTAGAGGGGCGAGCCTTAACGCCATGGTTGCATTGCATATTGCCCCGCCGTCGAGGGCGCAGTTGCAGGATTTAGAGAGTCGCATCGTGGAGATGGGGGTGGACACTAGCGCCGAGGGATCGGACCAGAGCGCCAGTGCGGAGGGTTAGGATAGTTCTGGATATTCCATCTTCACATATCGGCGCATGATCATGTCATCGAGGACGCAAAACTCATGCGTGGAGAGGAATCCCAGTTCAAAGATGCGGGCACAAGACCTTTCCAGCCGCGCCAGCTTATCTTTGCAATCGGCCTTTTGAATCTTGCCGGATAAGGCGTGGAATTCGGCGCTCATGCTTCCCCCTTTGCTTTAGCCAAAGCCGCTTTGACTTGTGCCATGAGAAGCGTGTCGCGTTCACCGTATGCGTCCACGATAGCCTGCAGGGCATCGAACATTTCGGGTGCGGAAGCGAGCAGGCGGGCGTTTGCCATATCCGTTCCGTCATTAGTTTCGGCAACGATGCCGCCGCTTTTCGCTACGATTTCCCATCTACAGGGAGAGCCTTGGCAATATCCGCTTGCGTTTATGTGCCAAGGGCCGGGAGTATGTTGCGCGATCATTCCACGCCTCCTTTCGCTTTGGCAATGGCAGCGAATGCCATTGATTCATTGGCTACGGAATAACCCATAGCTTTGAGGTTGCCCATAATGGTCGTGAGGGCTTCCAAAAGATCAGGTGCGGCTGCGATAAGGTTAGCATTGGCGAATGTGTCGCCGTGTTCCTCGCAAAGCGCGGCCTCATGGAGAGTGGCAACATGCGAGCGCAGGCCGGAATCCGAATGCGTGATGCGGAAACCCGTGTCGTTTATTTCAATCCGCCATAGGGCGGGCGTGTGTTGTGCTTTCATTTCGCGGCCTCCTCTATTTCTTCGCTGCTAGGGATAATTGTCCCAAGAGCAAAAGTGGTCTCGAGGGCTTTCTCGGCTGCGGCGATGGCTTCGCGGACAGCCTCGACCGGAACATGGCAATGCAGGTTTCCCGTGGCCCTGCAGCGGTTGAACATGCCATTGCCGTCCTGCCAAGCGGAGAGTGTTCCGTCGGCGTAAAAGTCTGCGCCTTGTTCGGCGATCTCAATCGAGACGCCTGCTGGGATGCCGTGCTTTTTATGAGCGTGAATTTTTGTAATTTTCATTTTTCGTGTTGCCGGAAACCGTCCGGCGCGGGTTAGGTTTGGATTGTTCTGGGAGGAACGGTGCGGAGGGTTAGCGTTTCTCGAACCTGTAAATGTATTTCGAGGACGGCGCTTGCCCCAGCCATAAGGCCCAAGTTCGGGGCGCGATTCTGACATATTCGCCCGGAAATGCGAAATGCTGGTGCGGTTCAACTCCCCAACGCAAAAGGATGGCTGGGATTTTTTCGGTGAGTGTGCGAATTTTCATTATGTGTGTTTTCTATTGTTTATGGTTAGCGTCCGGGGAGGAACGAAAAATCGGGGTGCGGATGGGAATCACTGGTGCGGAGGGTGACAATCACGGTGCGGAGGGTGAATACTAGGGAAAGCGGGTGGTGATCGGTCACGGGACAGGCTGTGATGGGTTAAATGAGAACGGATCTCAAATGATCGGTGACGATAATCGGCGCGGAGGGTTTGGACCGCCGCGCCGGGGTAGGTTAGAACATTTCGGGCCGCGCGGAGTAGAATGCGAAGGCGTCCCTTAACCGCCACTTGTCGAGAATGCGATCCAGTTTGCGCCAGTCTATGAATTCCTCCCGCTTTTGCATTTCCCACAAGGCAAGGCGCAAAGCGGACAAGCGGATAATGCTATCTTGCAAGCCGAAATGTTTTGCGGCGTCTATTTTGGGCGTTTTCATATTAGAACGATGAAACGATGATCCCGCCGTCGAATTCAATCAGCTGGCCGTGATCTTGAATATATTCGCGAATTTTCTCATCAAGCTCGTCTTCATCCGCTTCATAATCGCAATTCACATTGTCCCGCCAGTTGTCGTTTGCAAAGTAATCGTTAGCCCAATCTGCGAGGGATTCATGCTCTGAATAATCGCAGCGGATCGCGACGTGATCGAATTCGATCTCTTCGCCAGTGTCCTCTTCCAATTGTTCCAAATGCTCCACAAGCGCATAAGCGCCAGCATTGGAAAAGGAGGAGTTTTGATCATCAGCCAGCATGTGAGCGGCCTGTGATGTTGTAAGCGTGGTTTTCATTATGGTGTTTTTCTATGTTGTGGCGTCTCATCAGTTGCGGCTTGCCAGTCCCGCAATACGGGAGGATTGAACTCCCGTTTCGACATTAGGTTAAGATTAGGATTGCAATCACCGCCCACACGTGAGCGGCAAAGATAGATAGTAGAATGGTTTCGAGTTTCATTTTTGCATGTCTATTTTCACGCCACAGTGAAGGGAAAGGGTATTGCGTAATTCCGCCCAGCCTTGCATGAATCCGGCACGATACGCATCTTTGTCGCGATCAGATAGATCAGACTTCCCTTGCAGAAATGAAAGATTGCTTTCGAGACAATCCTTTTTCCATCTTTCGAGTGTGGAGAATTCAACGTTTGACATAGATTGAGATATAGGTTTTTGCTTGTGAAGAGTGAAGGTGCGCATGGTTTAATAATTCATTTCGGCGATCATCTTTGCCTCATGTTCAAAGGCAATCTGGCGAATCTCCTCGTCACTTTTGCCCGCTTCCTTTAGGGATTTTACAACAAATGACTCTAGGTGCGCTTGATACTCATCACCAAGTATTTCGCGGGCGGTTTTGATTGAAACATCGAATTCTCCCCGCTCCCATGTTTGGAAACCCCAATTTATGACCTCGCCCGGCTCCCATACATTGCGGAATGCAATGCGGCATTGCCCAAAGCAATCCCGGCGATATTCCCTTGCAACGGCCCGCTCTGCTTCCTCTTGCGATTCCGCCAGAACGAACGCCATGCTGACGCTGATTTTTTGCCGCTTATCTTTTGACAGAGGCTTAATGACATTAAATACATAGTTTTTCATAATCTAACTTTCTATTGCTACCCGCCGCTCGCCGCATCCCAAACGAGGGACACTGTAAAACGAGAGCATAGGTGATTATTTCACAGCAAACCCCATGCCATCCCTCCAAAGCACAATTGAACAGTTCAAAGACACTATCACTAGGTAAATCTTGCCGATACACTAGGCAAAGATTGCCACAAGGGGAAAAGATTACCTATCGGGGAAAACGCTAGGGATTCGGAGAATCCGGTGGGGAAAGAATAGTGACAAGACCAAGGTGGGGATTAAGCGAGAAAATCAGAAACCGGAATCGCCATTCGCGAATAGCAAACCGTGTTTCCGAATTCATGAATTGGAATACATGACATAATTGTCAGGTATTGTCCCCGGCTCTCCCGCTTTTCGATGATCCTCCCCCCCTCCCGCATTACTGAGATTGATAGCTTCCGATAATATCAGACGTAAACAATGGCCCCTCCGCTTGTCTCATTAGGCCATGCATCACCATAGTCCTTGCAATGCTACCAGTCTACCAGCTACGCCATGCCATGGCTCAAAGGAATCTCTTTTCCTATAGGATAGCAACGGCACCCCACCCCTCCCCCATGATGCCCGATTCTGCTTGTCCTACTACGATATATCCCTCCTGTGAGAAAAACCCATTTTGAAGCCTGTCACTAGCCCCCTCACCCTATGCTCCCCCCCCCCTCCTCTCTAGCCTCTGCTTCTCTCCCTATAGAGGACTCTCTTTTCTCTGGGTTTCCTTTCTCCCCCTGTAGGCTTTCTTTTGCGCGAGGATGGGCTGTATCGCGTTTTCTAGGGTATTTGGTCTAGACCTGCGTCTTCTTGGAGTTTGCGGTATTCTGGGATGGCTAGGAGTTTGTTACGGATGTAGTGGATGGGGGCGTGGGATGAGAGGGCTATCTTGAAGATTTCGCGCAGGAAGAGGTTGAGGCGGGTTTGGGGTTGGACTCGTTGCCACCCTGAGTATACGGCTCCGGTGGTGCATTCTAGGTGGTCGGGGATCTGGTCTCCTTTTCGGTAGACTTGGAAGTCACCTGCCTTGAGTGTTTTTGGATCGTAGTAGTTCCACGCGAATACTGCGTCTTTGAGTGGGATGTCTTTCATTATCGTTGACGATAGATGTTAAAAATATTGCCTAGTTTTTTCAACGCATACCAAAGATGGATTTGAGCATGTCTAGATTTGTGGCCGTATCGGGGTCTAAGTAATCTTCTTCTTCGGGTTCACCGTCGTGGTAGGCGGTGTCCCAAGTGGTGTCGAAGAATTTGCGGAGTCCCTTTGTGGTTAGGGTTATTTCTCCTTCTTGGGCGAATTGGGGGTATTTTTTGACATAAATCGCCCAGAGTGTCGACTTCTTCATTTTGCTAGAAGTGCCCGTTTAAGTCCTATTAGGGTGCAGTCTTCCCCGTCTGCTAGGTGTGCGTTCTTTTCTAGGCAGGTTAGGATGGCATCCCGATAGTGGTTTCGCTCGCGTTCCAGCTGGCGAGCAAATTCCAAATCAACGCAGAGAATCTGGTATTGCAGTTCGTTGAGAGCGTAGATGATTGGCTGGTCGTCTGTCTCTGGCGTGTCGCTCATTTTATCGTTAACGATAATCGTTGGTATTGATATCCTCCCGAAGGTAGGCGTGGTAATCCGACTTCATTTTGTAATAGTCGGCGATCAGCCCGTGGAGGATGGCTAGTATTGTTTGATCCTCGTCGGAGCGGAAGTCTTCCAAGGCTATCCCAGCGAGGACGGCTTGGGCTTGGAGGCGCAGGATTTCCATTCCCTGCTCGTCCACTTTCTTCTCTAGTCGGTATACTTCTTCTTGGAGTTCGGCTTTTGTCATTGGATGTATTCTGCTCGGGTTAGTTGTTTCTGTGGATTTGTCCAGCGAAGCCATGCTCTGGCTACCGATTCTGGATTATCCTTGAATGCGCGGAGTCGCAAGGATTTCCAGTAGGAATCCCAGCCCCACATTTGGTTTTTGCCGGGGGGATACATGTAGACGCAGACGGCATGGCCATAGTCTTCTGCGTAGATGCCGAGGACTCTAGCGTCTATCCCGTGTTCTTTTAGGGATTGGGACATCATTATCGCCTCTGGGAGGCAGGCGTTCTTGAACATCCCTGAGACTTCCGGTTCCTCTACCAGAGTTGCATTACATCCTACTAATACGATTGAAATTAGTAGTAAAAGTAATCTCTTCATTTTGAATCTCGCTCCTCGTAGTATGAGTCCCATAGGTCTTGGGTTTCGTATTCCTTGAGCTTTGCTATGATCTTTATTACCCCTGTTAGGGTAGTATCATCTTCATCGCAGTATTCTGCTACGTAGCAGGCGATTCGCCCGAGCATAGCTGAGTGTCGTTCAAGTTCTTTGACTCGCACTTTGCAGGAATCGGGGCAAAAACTAAACTCATCTCGTATTCCACTCCCTGTATATGTAAAGTTCCAAGATGGTGTTGTTTCGTTGGGCAGTCTTGGGGATTCCCCGATATCGGGTATAACCCGCTCTGTATCTCGTGCTGTATCGCACGTATTGTTGATGTCATGCTTCGACTTCTTCGCTGTCGTCTTCTTCGTCATCTTGGTCTAGTGAGTTGGCAACCAATTCGTGGATTTTGATCTGAAGGGTTCCGACCATGGCTGCTAATGACATATCGAACTCGTCGCCGTATCGTTGGATTAGGCGGTCCAAGTCTGATTCAAAGCAACCTATTTGGTCTTTCTCATCCACGGTGGTCATGTTAATGTTTGGTTGGTTAGATGTCCACCCCTTTTACTGGGATGCCTATTTTCCTCACGGCTTGCTCCGCGCAGAATTGGAGGGCCGCAAGCTTGTCTTCCTCATCCCGTAATTCATAGGTTGTCCAGAATTGAGGGACGGTATTGTAGCTGACTTCTATGGTAGGCTCTAGGTTATAACAACTCTCTGATACTGTATACCCAGCCTTCCGTAGATTTTTAGCTAAAGTTTCGTAGTTCATTTGAATATGGTTAGGGTTATGTAAACAAACACAATTGAAAGCGCAACCATTACAACTGCATCAAAAAGTAACTGTTTCATCTGGTAGTTTGACTCCTTCGTTTTGGTAGTAGATAACCGAATCATTGCAGAGAGGGCAGAGGGTATAATCAATGTCCTCTTTTTTCATGAAGTTATATATCGCTCCTATCACGACTAGGACTATCAGTAAGATAACTACCGAAGTTTCGTGTGAGTATTTGATTAGCTTTTCTGGTGGTTTCATAGAGTTCTCTGATTGTTTCTAGGTCATCTTGATTCTTTCCGAAGATGCTGTCAATATGTTTTTGTTGAATTTCGTAGGTAGTCCACGAATGATGGCACTTCGGGCAAAGCCTCCTCCGCCTTACAGCGCCATGGTATTTATCTGTTTTCCTTGAATCGTAGACCTCCGTGTTTTTGCTCTTGCACTTCGGGCAGGTCATCGGCGTTGAAAGAATTTGAGCTTCTCGTAGTTCCCGAGAACCCGGTCTTTGTCTTGCTCTGTGATCACCTCTTTGTCGAGGACGGCTGCTAGTTCCCTAGCCATGGATTCCCATGCTAGGCATCTGGCACAGGTTCCGGCGATTCCTAGGTGGTCACGCCAGTTGGTTCCGCACGCTTGGCACTCTTCGTTTATTTGCATAGTTGTTCCAGTTTCTAAAATGCCCGAAATCCCGTGGTTGAGTCACGACATCGTGTAGACCGCAGACATCGCACTTGCCATAATGCCAGCATGAGATGGCTCTCTGTTTGGTTCCATGCTTCAGTCCGCACTCTTTGCATGTCCAGTTGGGATATGGTTTCACTCGCAGGAATTTATCGTTGACGATAATTTGAGCAATGGAAGCTCACAAGTGTTCTTGATAAACGATCCATCGATAAAGGTAATCCGGTTGGTCGGCTGGATGGTCAACCTACCATTGTCTAGCTGGATAAAGTAAAAGGTTTTATCTTGCTCTGGGCAGTTGCTCCAGCCCTCTTCCATATGGGTAGCTTCAAATAGGTAAGTCCCATAGTGAATCTCATTCCTGATCTTCGCAGTCATCCGCATTCCTTTCAGAATCGGATTCTCGATGATAGTGAAGTGGTAGGAGTAGCAATCCCATAATTGGGAGTCTGTGGCGAGCCATAGAAGGTCGCTACGTTCAAAGCATATCGCTTGAGGAGGTATCCCACGGTAGAGCATACCACCCTCGCGGAAGATCACGTTCAGCCCCCACATCCTTCCGGGGATTGAGGTTAGACCCACCCACATGGCTTCCTGCCACCCGCAATCTTCCTTGTGAGTAAAGCGTGAGTCCACCTGTATGTAAAGGTGGTAGGGTAGTGCGCCGATTTTGGAGTAGATCATGCTACGGATTTGCTACCTCGGCACTTCCATTTTTTTCTGGAAAGTCGGTTGGGACTATTAGGATCGTTCTTCCAATCACCCTTAATTTTCGCAGAACGAGCGCAATACGCATCGGCCTTCTTGGTCAATGGTTGGATGCGATCCTTGCCATCTTTAGCCTTCCCAGCCTGCCCGTAGCGGATAGTTTTAGTCCTACCAGTCTTTGGGTTTTTCACCACCTTCTTGAATCTTTTCTCCATACTTATACCTAATTATTGTAGTTTATATCAAGTTTATCGTATAACCGTATAAACTTGCTATATTCGCTCTAGCGTTTATGGGCAGTCTTCTTTGACTCCCGCCATGCTTTGTCTGTGGGTGCGCCCTTGCTACCGGGCTTCCTCATCTTCTCACCGCTACCCGCTGCGATGCGTTTTTTCTTTTGGTTTACGTTGTAGTAGAGTCCCTTTTTCATTTCTTCTTTTTCTTGGACATTCCGGCTTGTGAGAGGGCGATTGCGATGGCCTGCTTGCGGCTTTTAGCCATAGGAGCCTTCTTCGGTCCTTTGGGGTCGCGGCCAGCGCGGAGCTTGCCTGCCTTGTATTCACGCATTGTTTTAGCGATCTTCGCTTGTTTACCAGCTTTAGTAGTAGGTTTCTTCATTTTGATATTGCTTCGATTCCATCTCGCAACAGTTTAAAGAAGAGGGAGGCCGACATGGTAACCTTCCAATCCTTGTTATTTTTTTTGTGCGCCACTATCCATTCTTTCGCGCCACAATCTCTCATAGCCTGTTCGCAGGCTTTATCAAGATTAAGATTTGCGACGAATTTAACCTCTTGATGGAGATTGGCTAGCTCTTCACAAACAACATCAGGGCTTTCTATGCCGCCAGCGTATTGCTGACCACGGCGAGCGGTGAAGCCTTCTGCGCGAAGCATATCGCGCCACAACCTCTCACCGCGCTTACCCTTCTGTCTGGAGTTAATCATTTGAAAGAATTATTGGTCACTTTTTCTTTCAGCCCTACACTCCTTCATCATCTTATCAATCGCCGCCCTGAGAGTAGGCCATTCCGTTGGATCAATAAGAATTTCTTGGATTTCCCCTTCATCTGGGCATTGCATTATCTTGAGAAACTCCCCGCCAGCCTCATCGACTATTTCAATCTCTGTCATGCTTTCGTGGAAAAGTGCTTCTCCCTTTACGCAGACACCCATCTTCAGTGTTCTTGTTTCGTATTTCATTAGATCAACTCCGGAAGGTTTCTGGCCTGCTTATACTCGTGAATTACTTGGGCGACCCGCTCCAATGTATGGTGGCAGGCGTCCATGGTTTTTATGTCAAACTGGTTAGTCTCCTCGTTCCAGACTTCCGTTTGGAAGTTGTGAAACTCTCCATCCCCATGCTTGAGGAAGGAGCGGATTTCGTTGCAGATGTCCTCGATTGCAAGCAGGGCGTCGAGTCCGGCCAGCGCGTATTTGTGTTCCGGCTCCTCTTCAGGAAGCGTGAATTGAAGGGTTGCGATCATATTTTCGTAGTAGTCTGGCTAGTTTGTTCACTTCGGCTTTATGCTCGTAGAGTTCTTCAAGGATGCGGTAAACGCAGTCCACGGCATCGTCGCCGGGTTCAGCGTAATTCCACACCGCATCGGTGATCTCGTTGAAGAGTTCGTTGTTTTCCTCATACTGATGCAGGACTGAAGCGTAGACGCTAACCGTATCGGATTTCTTGCTCATCGTGGTCAGTCTAGAATGGGCAGAGGTCTTCTGTCAATTCTTTTTTGTTGTCAAAGTAAGAATCCCTAATCTCGACTGCCTGCCTGTAGCATTGCTCGGCGACGTGATACTTCTCTGTGATCTGCCTCTCCCAAATCTGGATTGCCTTCTCCAGTAATCTGTCAGCCTTTCGGTATGCTTCGTCGGTGGTCATCGCTCTTTGAGTTTGCTGATCTCCCCGTCCATCTCGATCTCGAAAGAATAGTTCCTAGCTCCGCGTCTGTTCTTGTCCACGAAGACTACTGACTTCTTCTCCGAGTGTTTGATCAGGATGAGTTGGTTTGAATGCTGTTTGATAGCGCGGGACTCACGGACCTTACCTTCGTCGTTCAACTGGCTTCCAGTAATAATGGGAACCCGTAACTTGGTAGCCAAGTTCTTTAGCTTCCTAGCGATGTCGGATACTTGTTGCTCGCGACTGTCGTCGTTAGGCGACTCTATGATTTGTAGGTAATCGACCACAATTACCTCTGCCTTGCCTAGCATATTCAGTCTCTCAGACTCAGCCAAGATCGAGGCGAGGTCGGTAATATCGTCAACGATAATCAGGGGTTTACTCTTCAGGTGCATGATGGCTTGGCTAATCGCAGGAAGTTCTCTTGAGTGGGTAGTCTTATATTCCTCCGCTGTTCTGACTGGAACTCCTGCGGTATGGGCGACCATACGTTCAAAGATGTCGGTCTTATCCATCTCCAGAGAGAAGAAGAGGACTGGCTTACCAGCGTCTAGGCTGGCTAGCGCAGCTTGCACCATGAAGATCGACTTGCCTCCACCGGACTCTGAAGCCACGGTGAGTAGCTCCCCTCCGTGCATTCCACCCTTCATGTTACGATCTAGATAGATCAGACCTGTGGAGTAGCAGGGTCGCTCGTCTTTACCCTCCATTTGGTCAAGGAGTTTGGCGGCGATATCCTTCGCGGTTGATACTTCTGCATTCCTATCTTGGTAAGTATGGGAGATTTTATCAACCAAATCGCAGAGGTCGGCATCGCCCCGCCTGATCTTGGTGTCAAACTCCTCCATGATATTGAGGGTGGCGCGGTAGGCTTTGTATCTCACCAACTGGCGGCGATACTCCTCTGCCATCTCCTTACCGATATCAGACTTCTTGATCGTATGAGCGGAGAGAACCGTCATCACAAAGTCGGCTCCTCCGATCTTCTCCAGCATTCCCATCGACTCTAGCTCTGAAATGGTCGAGAATTCGTCGCAATCGTTAGTTCGCTGGTAGACCCTTTGGATTGCTTCAAAGATCGTCCTGTGGTCTTCTAGCGCGAAATAATCGCTATGCCAGACTTGGCAACCTAGAATGTCAGGGTCGTTGGAGATCAGCGAGAGTGCGCCGATCTCCGCGTTGGTATGTATTGGTGTTTTTTTCATTTTATCGGTAACGATAATTTCAGTCGCGGGGTTTCCATTTATTCCAGAAGTCTGGATCGTTCTCTTCGTCGGGGAACTTTGCCTTTGCGCGGTCTATCTCACCCGCGAAGTTGTTGAGGAAGGTAGCCATTGTAGTGCGGCAATAGAATCCTTTCTTTCCGCTGTTGGCGTAATACTGCTCAAGAAGCTCCCATTCTGAGTCTGAAGTATCCAAATAAAGTTTAGCCGCCCGCTCCTCGCCTGCCGACCACGGGGTCGTTTCGCGACGGCGGAAGATTTTATTCGCTCTGGTCTTGAACGCCGCGAGTTTAGCTTGGTCTATGGGGGGGGATTTCCGGCGTTCCGCGCCTGTTATGGGTTTAACACTATTGGGGGGTATTGAATCCGAAACGAATGTTTCGCCTACTTCGGCGTCAGCCGCGCTAGCTTGAGCGGTTAGCTCAACAACCCCATCCGTGGAATGCGAACCCATTGGTGAGCTTTCCACTTCCCCTTGTAAGGGGGTAGGGGGTTTTGTATTCTCTGTTAGATTCTCTGTATATTGTTTAATTAGACGCGCCCGCGCGGAACGAGAAGAATCTTCTACATCACCTAGAACATTCTTCCACATGGTATCAGAAGATTCTTCCAATTGGTTAGCCTTCTCGATTGTCAAAACAGTAAGCGCGGATTGGGTCAAAGTGTAATACTTCCGAGCCTTTCCTTCCTTCAAATCAAACTGCGCCGACTTCACCAACCCCATCCTTTCAAGAGTTAGAAATATGTCCCCGATTGTCTTGGTTGACCAGAAAGGAAAAGACAACTCCCGCCACTCTGCGGCTGAATTGTAAATCCACCTTTCACCATCTATGATCTTTCCAGACTTCTTGTTTCCACACCAAAATCGAAGTGTCTGCAAGACGATTGCTTCGTGTAATCCGACCAGTTTTGCTAGCGATGGCTGAAACATGATCGGAGTTTCATCCATTAACGCACTACTTTTACTCATTGTTTGAGAGGGCCACCAGCCCCTACCGCCGAAAAGCCGATCGAATGTCGGGTGAAGATATGCGGCAGGGGCTAGGTGATTTGGTTTCTGTTTTCAACTTAACTTTTCGTTTATCGTCTGTTCTTCACGCAGACGGCAGGGATTGCTCCCTACGCTGATAAGACTACCCTACCGCTGGAGGGTGTCAATACTTTTTTTATTTGCAAAGGCTGGGGTATAGTTTATCGTCAACGATAATATGTCGCAATGCTCTGGTTCATTTTACGAGCGGTCCAATACGTTCACTAACAAGGCGTGCGAGTGCTGAGGCTGTTATTGACTTGAGCGCATCATTGTGATGTTAAATACTCACGTCCTGTTCACCAATCACAATCTTTTCCCTATCTCCCTCGCACCATTCGTGCATTTGATCGATAATCTCCTCCCAGCAATCTTCAGCAGCTTCTGGTCCGTTCAGGGTGAAGATGTGGCGGCGTTTAAAGAGATCACCCTTCTCCTCATCAACCTGCATCTCCAATAAGTGAATCCGGTTATCAGAAGCAATGTAAGTGGCGAGAAGGGCCTTACCTTGTTTACGGATCGCCATGACAATGTAGCACCCAGCAGGGTCTTTGACTTCATAGTCTAGGACAAGCGGGGAGTCGATGAGGTTGGCAAGGAGCATGTGGCTCGCCAG